TACAGCCTCTACGACTCGCAGGCACGGTTCCAGAACGTATCCGACGCCCGATTCCTATCCCATGACCCGCTCTCGGGCAGTTTTCCGGAGTTCTCGCCATATATCTATTGCGGAGGAGATCCGATTAACAGGGCCGATCCGACAGGTGCTAAAATCGAAGACCCGTATAATATCTATTCTAACCACAGAGCTGAGATATGTCAGCAAATTAATGGATTGGAACAATTGTCCAAAACCCTGAGAGATTCGGATATGTTAGAACTAATAAATCGTCTGATTTATGAATATCGTACAATAATCAATGAATATGACAGGTTAGATCAATCAGATGTAACGTATAAAATCGGATATTGGGATAAAACCGGCGGTGGAACAGGATATGAAAATGGTTCTATTATAATTAAAGTAGGTCGCAATGAATCGCAAGGGGTCATCGCGCATGAGCTTAAACATGCCTATCAATATGAAATGGGAGAATTATCGTTCTTGATTGATCAAAACGGGGTTGACTTCGGTTCTTTATACGATATTACAGATGAAACGGCAGCATATAATCGTGAACGTATAGTCAACGCAGGTATTTCCTATTATTTGACGGGACCGGATCAATGTGGGGAATGGAATGATGAGCATGTACGGCAATTTGGACGAAAGAATAATTTAGTCTACGGAGAGTTGGGAAATGGGCCGATTAATATTAATTCTAAAATTGGACAAAGAATACGAGTTATATCAAGTTTTATGTCATATTTCGATGCAAAACCTATGGTATCTTGCCAAAATAGGTTGTAACTCGCTATGACATATCGGCTTACTCATGGCCGATGAACGCCACTTTGGATGCCGAGTAACAAGCCGGTAACAGAATCGAATGAAAAACCCTCTCAACGCCCGATCCATCGGTCTGTCGAGAGGGGTATTCAACGCAACTGATACGGGGTTATCAGTACCGCAAAGATAGCAATTTATTCGGAATATTCGGTTATATTTGCGTCTTTGAGAATGTATGTGCCGAAATCGAGGGTATCCGATGATGAAGATAGGTCTAAATAGAGCAAGTTATCGGCATCCCATTTATCAAGTACACCGGTAATAGCATAGGTTTGATGATTCCCTAATTTTGCTACCGTTGCATCATCAATTTGGGTGAAGACGATCAAACTGACATCTGCACCGATATACTTATTTCCATTACCCGGATTATCAACGGATGCCCATGAATGTGCTACGAAAATTGCACATTTCCCATTTTGACCGTCTAATATTTTTTCAAATCTGAACTCGATCCCGACAAGATCGGATGCAGGTTTGCCGATCTGATTCTCGATATGATTACGGATTGAATCTTCGACAGAGCGTTTCGCTATTTCATTGGATTCAAAATTAGGATATTCGCTTATTAGCGTTTCGACATACTGAATTAGATAAGGGCTTTCTTCTTTACCTCCGCAAGAGGAGAGGAGGCATACGATTGCAAAAATGGATAGAATCTTTTTCATAGGGTAAATGTTATGCTTTTAGAAAATAGACGGGAATAATCGGGAGCAGGGCTTTGTCCTCCTCGCTCATACGGTCGTAGTAGCGAATCCATAGGTCGATGAACTCGTCAATGTCGATCAGACGCAGGCAGCGATGCCCGTTGCGGGCCTCTTTCTTGGATTCGCTGGTGAATGTCCCCGACGTAACCAGCAGGCCGACCTCGCCCTCCTTGACGAGAACCCCCAGCAGACTACGGACGACATCGACGGAGATCGCCGAGGTGGGATAGTGCTTGACCTGCACTTTTAACTGTGGGGCGGTCGTGCCGAGCGGGTCTCGGTAGGCGATAATATCGACGCCGCCATCCTTGCCTTTCGGGGCGATGAACGGCGTGTAGTAACCCATTGCCCGCAACAGGGCGGCGACCAAATCCTGAAACTCATAGGGGTTCTTTTTGATGATGTACTCCCGAATGCCTTTCGACGCCTGACCTTGCAGCATATCCAAATCATCGGGCTGATCCGCATTCTCCTCGATGATCGATACCGCATGTTCTTTCTGTATCTTGGAAAACTTGCCGTGAAAATCGGCAAAGAACTCTCCGGCTCCGGCGGCAAGGGCTTTCGCTCCCTCTTCCGTCAGATGCCAAATCCCGCTCTTTTTGACGAGATACCCGACCTTGCCTACCTCTATCGAATAGAAGTTGAGATACGCTTTCCAGCGGATGACCCCGCTCTTGGTTTCTTCTTTTTCATAATCGGACAGCGGGAACGATTGAGAGAGGGTTTCGTATATATCCGAAATCCTCATTTCGCCGCCGTTGGCCTCGATTGCTTTCATGGCGGCAAATACGATCTCCGCCTGCCTTGTTGGTTTCTTTTCGTTCATGCTATCCGTAAGTCAAGCATCTGCTGTTGTTTACGGATAGACGCAGAAAACGTGGGCGTCCTTAGTAAGCTCATAGGCATCGCCAAACGCCCGTACTCGCCACAAAGGAAACGCCAACGTGATATACGCAGGCGTCCACCATTGCTCTTTGAGAGTACTCCGAAATTTTGGCGATTTTATGAGCCTCAAAAACAATAGCAAACGCTATAATATCAAAACTTTTGCAAAGGTACAAAAAGTTTTTGAAATTTGGATTTATTATTATAATCGGCTGTATTTATCGCCTGTGCGTCCTCAAATAAACCGCCGAATCAAGGGAAAAATCTTTTTCCGGAGTAGTACGAGGATGATGATAATCGCCACCCAAAAACCGCGTATTTGCGTCTGTTGCCACCATGTTAATTTGCGCTCTACCTCGACAATCTTTTCGACCTCGATCTCCCGATCCCGATAGACGATGCTGTCGCGATATTCTATAGGCCGCTGCGTCGGTATTTCCCGATCGTTCGTCTTGTTTTCGAGCGAGTGGGATAGCGATCCGTCGGGGTTGATCCGTGCGTCCGATACCGCCGCCGAGGTTTCAAGGTGGCTTTAATCTTGGCTGACGGTCTGCTCGGTTCGCTCGGCCGACAGTTGCACCCGTACCGTGTCGGGAATCCATATAGTGCGATGCCTGATCTCGACATGCAGGCTGTCCCGCGTCCCGGTCGAGGTCGTCAGATGTTTGCACGGGCAACAGCCGACTACCGCCAGCAGGATTATAAAAAATACTATAATTTGAAGTCGTTTCATGTTTGTTCGTTATTTTTGTGTCGTTATGGAAACAAAGGAGTTTTATCAGTCGCTTATGGCTGTAATCGAATACATTGCGGCGGGGCATTCGGAAGTTACTTGCGAAAAAGGCGAGGAACTATCCGGGGAATATTGGCCTCGTATATATCGGCTGTTCTCGAATGAGCATGTCGGGGTCGGAATCAGCGGTGGCGATTTCCATATTACTCAGCCCCAATACCTCAGTCCTATTTACGCCGATTGCGGCCATGCCCTCGAAGAAATCGGAAAGAGGGAAGCGGACAGGCAACTTGATAATAGGGTGAAAGAATCCAATATCAAATATGCCCGTCGAGCCTTTTGGATTTCAGTAGGGGCACTCATAGTGGCTGCGACCTCGCTTGTTTGGCAACTCATCCAAGCGACAGCATGAACGATAGGAAAGCCAATGCTAATGCCGTCAAAGCTATGATATATGCCCTATCTACAATCTGTTCGTAGGTCGGTTTCTTTTTCTTCACGTTTCTCATACGATTTCGATTTGGATTGGTTCGCCCCGGTCGGAGGCCGCTTTGAGCATGGCATAGACCCGTCGGAATGTGGCCGTCGAGTTCAGCACCTTGCCGACCTCCTTGTTTTCGCCGACCAATATGCACCCCGCGCTATCCTCGGCGGTATTGCCGATATGGATCAGGATGCCGTCGAACTCCGGCACATTGAGCAGCCGAGGGAGGTAGCCGTCGCAGAATTTGTACTGCGCCCGATCCTTATACTTCGGGGATTGGACTTTCAGCGTGATGGCGTATGTCCCGTAGGGGATAGCGGTTTCGGCGTAAACTTTCTTTTCGCCGTTGTCGAACCGCCCGTTTTTGTTCAGGTCTCGCACGGCATCTTCGATGGTGTCGCAGACCTTTTGTCCGTTGATGTAGAGCCAGCCGATGGTATAAGTTGGTTTCAGGGCTATTCGTTTGAGTAAAAGTTTCATGTCCTGGAAAGTCAGTTAGATAGTAATGTCGCTACCTGTATGCCGCATTTGCGGATGGATTTCCCGACGGCCACAGCGTCCATGTGCTTATCATTGCAGAACGATACCCCGATTACTCCGAGCGGTTTTTCTCCGGTATATAGCGCGATGATAGCGATCTCATTCACGGAGTTGGATTTGAATTTGAAATACATTCGTTCGTCGGTTTCTCGGATCGCATCCACTGATCCCCAATAAAAGCCGTCATCAAACAGTTTTCCGATAAACGGGTATTTCGATAGTTGGAAGTTGATATATTCATCATCTACATTGCTGATACCGTCGGCCACGACTTCAATGCGCATATCACCATATAGGAACGGTAATCCCGAAGTTAGATTTTTCGCTCCGTTATGTAGTTCGATAAGCCATGCTCGGTCAGCATTCAGCGTATGGAGCAGATGATGCAGTATCAGGCGAATATCGGCATCCGCCTGAATGCGTTTTATCACAGATTCGTCATGTTGCTCTGTTTGGATGGATTCGACCTTATCCAACACATAGCGCGGATTTGTGATAATGAGGATTACAAATCCCGTGAGGAGCAAAAGCAGAAGTACTCGCAGAAAGCGGAAGAACCCGTATTTTTCCTCCATTTTGAGCAGTCTTTCGAGCCACCCGATTCCCTTTTCAATTTTCTGTTCCATAATAGGTTTAGATTTATGACAAAAGTAGCAAAATAATACCTAACAGGTACTTATTTATCGAAAAAAAATTGCCCCCCCCCTCTGTGGAATAGAGACAATGTAATACTATAATACTACAATTAAATAATATTTATATCCAATCGTTCAAATTGATAATCTGAAATATAAATGAACCGTCGTTACGGCTTGCGTCGTCGCTGGTATTTATATCGAAATAGGTCGATTGTAAGTCTATTACGGCAGCTTTGATTGGTGCGGAAGAACTACCGGACGAATATCCTTTCCCGGTGGCCATAACTATATAGCTTCCTGCTATCAAGCCCCAATTAGAAGGTACATTTACCCTATACTGGCCTTCGCCTAATCTACTAACGAATAATTTACCGTCGTCAAATGATTTATACGAAATGGAAGCCCCCGAAGAATCCCCGGACACTATGCCTTGCGCCAAAATATTCAAACTCCGCCCGTACCGTGCAGTAGTCATCATGTTTATACGACGTAATACGATCCACCCGAAAAAAGTTTTATTATCGCCATATCCCATTAGTTCTATAACTTCTCGGCTCATTTGAAGTTCCGATTTGGATATGCCATTTTCAAAGAAATATTTTCCGGCAGGTGCACTTATAGAAGCAAAACCGGAACTAATAGTATTTCCCCAACGGTAATTTACAATACATATACGCCGACCGCTTTGTTCTAAATCCCAAGGTAAACTATAGCTGGTCATCCAACCGCCGCCACTTGAAAGCAAAACAACATTATCGCTATAATCAACGTCGAAAGAATCATTTGCTTCTGAAAACGGGTTGCGTAAAGAACCGGTAATTTTAACGTTAGTAAAAGTTCCGCCTTTGGCTTTCAAATTGCCGTCTTTATCCCAAGTAATATTACCTTTGGCAAGCTGCCCCGATCCATCGACCCCGCTGAAATAAATCATCGTTTGCCCGGCGGTGTTTGAAATCTGCACGGTGGCGTTCCGCATAGATAGAACGTTTGCTATTAAAGCGTTCCAGTCGATATAGGTTTTGTCGTTGCCGATACGGAACGCATTGTTCAGGAAATCCATGAAGTTCTTGCCATCGGCCGATACGACCTTATCCGTCGTGATGCGACCGGGTAATACCTCCGAGAACCCATAGAGCGAAACATAGCTCCGTTCGCCGTCGTATTCGCTGTTCAGAATGCCGACCAGCAGATGATAATACCCTGCAATGTCGGTCATCTTGATCGCCCGGTCAGAGAGCAGGAAATCGCCCTTTGCGGCGGTGTCCGTGCGGCTGACTTTGGCATAGAGATAATACTTCTTGTCGCCGTTGTCGAGGTACGGCGAAAGGTATTCGTTCATCTCCCAAACCTTGTACTCCGAATCGGCATGAGAGGACGAGATCGTGCCGATTCCGAGCGTCATGTGCTGGATGAATCCGTGCGGGATATGCAACTGCTTCGCCGCATTGTCGTAGGTGATGCCGTCGCTTGCCGCCGTGAGGTCGGACTTGCTGGCCACGAACCGGAATTGCAGGCTCTCATCCCCTACGAGCATCATCATCGTCTGCACGGTCAGCGGACTGATGGAGTTCGTGAAGTTGTCGAGTATCGAATCCTCCAACATCGCCATCGTCTCCCTGACATCGCGGAACCGACGCTTGGTATAGCTTACGGCATTGCGGATGCTGTTATCCGTCGCCACCTCGTTTTGGCCGATTTCCCGAAGCTGCGACGATACGCTCTTGCCCGAAACCGAGTTGGAGATTTCGAGAACAGGAGCATACGGCGAGGTGAGAAATTCCTTGATACCCGTGATGCGGATCGGGAGGCCGTCGGGGGCGAACTGCTCATCGGAGAACAGGACATACCCGCCGACTTTCAGCCGACCGCCGACACGGAGCCAATTCTTTTTCGCCCACAGCCCTTGCAGAGTGCCGGTAAAGGTGAATTTCTGATCTTCGTTCTCATAGAGCTTGCGGGCCGCTTCGCGGAACATATCCCATGACGCCCCCGTCTTATCCGCGTTGTTGCAGATATAGGCGTCCGGCAGCATGATCCCGAAAACGGCGTAGGTGTCGCCGACGGCGGGCTTGAATGTTTCGTTCGGCATCGTAACCCCGTCGATCTCCTGCGGCACGAGTTCAAAGCGGCGTTCCGAGTGGTTGTATTTGAACTCAAACTGCTTGTCGTCGCCCGCGAGCATCCCCTTTTGGAAGATGATCGTCGCCGTCTCGCCCTCGATGACATAATCGTTGAAGTTCAGATCGGCAGGGATGGAGTTGTCGATGATGTCGTAGAAATTCTTTCCGGCGTCGATACACTCGACCGCCGATACCGTTCCCTCGCGGGACGGGTATATCTCGGAGCAATCGAGGCTGTCCTCCTTGACGGCATTGGAAACCTTGTCGATGCGCTCGATGGAATACCCCTCCGCGTCGGATTGATAGGTGCGGCCCTCGTAAACGAGCATATGCGACTTCGGCAACAGCAATTCCGCCGAGCCGTATTTCGAGCGGTCGATATTGCGGTCGCCGCCCTGAACATAGAGCCGCTTGATCGGCAGCTCATCGCTCTGCGTGGTGCGCCCGACACCCGGCTCGAAGCCGTTGCCCTTGCCGTATGCGAGCGGCAGGGGATCGTCCTTGAAATACTCGACTTTGTGCAGCGAGATCGTATAGTCGTTGATTTCCCACTCGGTCTCGAATTTGTTTGCGACATCCTGCAATGCAGCATCGACGTAGGTGTGATTGAACTCGACCGTCTGCTCCGCCGCATCGAGGCATTCGCCGACTTTCCAAACTCCGGCCCCGTCGCGCTGGTTGAGATTCCAGACGATAGCTTCGACGAGTTCGTGGGGCTTGGCGCACATCGACCATTTGAGGCGTTTATCGACGGGATTACGCATCTTATACAGGCTCATGTTGTCCTCCAATGTTCCGAGGGTGAGCGTGTATTCGATATTGCGGGTTCCGTTCTTCTTGATGTTTTCCGGCGATCCGAGTTTGTATTTCACGCCTTGATACTCGCACCATGCCCCGACCGGAATTTCGACAAATTCCGATAGGGAGAATTTCAGGACGAGTTGCGGCTTGGACATGAGGGAGCGATAGCGGTAGCTGCTATCGCTCTCCTGTACGTCCAATGTCGTGTTGTTGAAATGCAGGGTCAGCATGATCTGATTTTATTCGATGTTCAGCTCGGCGCAGTCTGCGTCGATTTGGGCTTTCAACTCGGCTCTCGCTGCGAGAAATTCCTTGTACGAAGCGATCTTCGCCTTTGCCTCGTCGCTCGTCTTGGAGCCGCCATATACGCCGAGAGCGGCGGCGTTGTACTCGTTGATGAGCTTCTGCTCGTAGTTGGCATCCCACATCGAGCGGATGACGGCCTCCGTAATCTTGTTGCTCGATACGGAAGCCCATACGATTACCTCATAGCAGGAATACTGCTTGCGCGGAGTTTCGGCGATGGGTTTCTCGTTCCCCTCGGCAATGATCTGATGTTGCGGGGCGTCCTCTTCCTGAATATCCCAACGGTAGATGTAGCTTCCGTTGCCTACGGCCTCGAATTTAGACGGCCTTGCATCGTAATACGAACGTGTCATAGAATTGCGATTTAATGATGGTTTTTAACAAATGTTTTGAATTGGAGACTTTCGCCCATCCGTACCAACTGCATAGCTTCTGTTTGTAGTCTCTCGCGCTGATATTGAGTTTCTTATTCAGACGCGCGGCCATGCGGCAGAAATTCTGCTTGATGGATTTGCGCATGAGCGTTTGGTTGTGGTAGAATACGAACCCGACGAAATCGAGGCCGCGCCCGTGCTTGTCCGCCCGGTTCTCGGCAATCGGAAATATCTGCTCATTGCCTTTCAACGTCAATTTCAAGGCTGCGAGATACTTCTTGATGTCGGACAGCAGGATGTGCAGCTCCTCTTTCGTGGAGGCGAGAAATACCATGTCGTCGGCATATCGGAAATAGTATCGCACCCGCTTCTCCTCCTTGATCCAATGATCGAAGTAGGCGAGCATCAGGTTTGCGAAGTATTGGCTCAAATAGTTGCCGATAGGCACGCCGTCGGTGCTGTCGATGATCGTATCGAGCAGGGCGAGCGTATCCTTGCATTTGATTTTGCGGCGGATGATGGTTTTCAATACGTCGTGGTCTATCGACGGGTAGAACTTCCGGATGTCGATTTTGAGGCAATATCGGGCGTTTTCCCGGTCTTTGATGGCCCGCTTGACATTCCGCATCGCTCCGTGAATCCCGCGGCCCTTGATGCAGCTATATGTGTCTTTTGTGAAGACCGAAACCCATATCGGTTCGAGGATATTCATGATTGCATGGTGCAGAATGCGGTCGGGGTAATACGGCAATCGAAATATGATCCTCTCTTTCGGCTCATAGATCGTGAACGTGCTGTATTCGGAGTTCTTGAATGTATGATTTTTCAGCGTTTCATGCAGGGCAAGGATATTCGCTTCACGGTTTTTGTCGTGAAGCAAGACGCCATACGAGCGGAGTTTCCCGCTCCTTGC